TTCCCGCGATCCTGCCGAGCGGCAAATCGCTTTGGCCGGGATTCTGGCCCATAGAACAGCTTGAGTCCCTCAAGGCGGAACTTCCGATTTCGAAGTGGAGTGCCCAGTATCAGCAAGATCCGTCTTCGGAGGAAGGCGCTTTAGTCAAACGCGAATGGTGGAAGGAGTGGGAGAAGAAAGATCCCCCCGACTGCGAGTTCATCATCCAGTCGTGGGACACCGCTTTTCTCGCGAAGGAAACGGCGGACTACAGTGCGTGTACGACGTGGGGGGTGTTCAAGGATAAAGACGGCGTATCGAATATCATCCTCATAGACGCCTTGCAGGAACGTCTGGAATTTCCAGATTTGAAGTCCAGGGCTTATGATATGTACAAGGAATACAAACCCGATGCGTTCATCGTGGAGGCGAAAGCCGCAGGGACTCCGCTGATATTCGAGTTGCGGAGGATGGGCATCCCGGTTGGCGAATACGTCCCGAGCAGGGGAAAAGACAAGATAGCCAGAGTCAATGCCGTATCCGATCTGTTTTCATCCGGTCATGTCTGGGCACCCAAAAAGAGATGGGCCGAGTTGGTCATAGAAGAGTTCGCGGCATTTCCCAACGGAGATCACGACGATCTCGTGGATTCCTCGACACAGGCACTGTTGCGGTTTAGGCAGGGTGGCTTTATTTCGATTGAGAGCGACGAGCCGATGGATGATTTGCTGCCTATGAGAAAAGCCGATTACTACTAATAACCGGGTATAACGAATGAGAGAGTCCTATTCCCGCATGGTGCTTCGCACCCGGATGCTTGGCGACAGCGAAACGATGGGCTTCACCTTGAACTCCAGCGGAGAGTGGGAGAAGTCGAACAGCTATGCCACCGTGGGCTCCCACGTCGAGGCGACCGGGATGATAACGTCGCCTGACACGTTTGTAGATGGCACTGCGGCGACTTGGAACGTCAAAGTCGAATCGAATATCTCACCCGAGTACAAGAAGGAATATGATAATGTGCCTACCGGATCATCCGTCAGCTATTCGATACCGACAAATTTTGGCGATACCAAAATCACGATCAAGGTCTGGTCGGCTCGCGGAAGCGCAGATGCTGGCGTCCAAGGCAATTTGGAGATGTCTGACTGATGACAGGCCAGAATGTTCCTCCCGGTTATTATGTCAGTAATAGTTCTGATGCGGACGTATTTTATGCGGACAAGGGCGGCAATTTCTATTTCAAGAAGGAAGTAGGAGACAAGTGGTCGCGTACTGACAAGTGGAACTTCGATCATATCTGCGACGTGGAAACCGTGAACGAGCAACAGGGCGTGTCGGCTTCCGTGGATTCACATGACGGCAGGGGCATGGAGATCAAGGTGAGTGCCCATATTGGCGTCACCGTGTCGGACGTGATGAAGTGGCATTACGTCAATCCGGACGGCAATCAGGCGACGGTCTGGGCCGGGCCGGAAGGCGGTCCGGGTGAGGGGATGAGCCTGGATGCGGGCGTCTGGTATGACAAGGACGGCAATATCCATGTCAAATTTTCGACCTGTGGCGTGATTCCGCATGTGGCGTTTGGCACCTCGCTGGTCATCAATCCGAAAACTGTCGAGGATCTGGACAAGCCCACCGACGTTGATAAGGCATTCGCCAAGGGTTTGACCCAAGGACTGACATTGGGTATCTCCGATAAAGCGCCGCCAGTGATCACCCATACCGTCGCCACCCTTCACAAGGTTGCCGATGATCTTGGGAAGATTCTTTAATTTGAGTTGGGAGCGAGCAGATGCCGATAGACAGATCGCTTGACCCCCTCTTCAGTCAGGATGACTTCGAAATGGGTCCGGAAGGACTCATGGTTGCCGAAGAAGAGGAAGCCTTGGGTGATTCACTGGTCACGGAAATGGAAGATGGAAGCACCGTCGTCGATTTCGATCCGATGGCGATGGAGATGGGGATGGGTAGCGAGGAGTCTTTCGAGTCCAATCTGGCCGAACATATAGATGATAGTGAATTGGGAACCGTTGCCGTCGATCTCATTTCGAAATTCGATTCCGATAAGAGAAGCAGAGGCGACTGGGAGCAGACCTACGAGGAAGGACTGGATCAGCTAGGTCTGGAGATCGAAGACCGTACGACACCGTGGGCGGGAGCTTGTGGTGTTTTCCATCCGATGCTTTCCGAAGCCGTTGTCAGGTTCCAGAGCCAGACGATTCAGGAGATCATGCCAGCGCAGGGTCCGGTGAAGACCCAGATCTGGGGCACGTTCACGCCGGAACGGGACAAGCAGGCGAAGAGGGTCCAGCAGTATCTGAACTATCAGCTTATGGAGGTTATGACGGAGTATCGCTCCGAAACCGAAAAACTTCTTTTCAGTCTTCCTTTGGCGGGTTCGGCGTTCCGCAAGGTCTACTTCGATCCGTCGCTGGGCAGACCTGCCTCCATGTTCGTTCCGGCGGAGGATTTCGTCGTCGCCTACAACGAGGCGGATCTTGAGCAGGCCGAACGATATACCCATGTGATGAGCAGAAGCACGAATCAGATAAAGAAGTTGCAGGTGAGCGGATTTTATCGGGATGTGGAACTGATATCATCGAACGTGGAGGAGAACCCGGTCACCGAGAAGTATATAGAGATTGCCGGAGTGAGGCCGTCATGGGACAAGGGCGAGCGTCACCAGCTTCTGGAAATGCACGTCGATATCGACCTGCCCGGATTCGAAGACCCGAACGAGGTCGCGCTTCCGTATGTCGTCACGATAGACAAGGGCAGTAGTACGATCCTGTCGATCTACAGGAACTGGTCCGAGGATGATCCGCACAGAGTCAAGAAACAGCATTTCGTCCATTACGGATACGTTCCCGGTATCGGCTTCTATAATCTGGGATTGATTCACATGATCGGCGGATTGGCAAAATCCGCCACCAGCCTGCTTCGACAACTCGTCGATGCGGGCACTCTCTCGAATTTGCCGGGAGGATTGAAGACCCGTGGACTCAGAATCAAAGGAGACGACACGCCAATCATGCCCGGAGAGTTCAGAGACGTTGATGTTCCGGGCGGCGCTATTAGAGACAATATCACTTTCCTTCCTTATAAAGAACCTTCTTCGGTCCTTTATCAGCTATTGGGCAACATTGTGGAAGAAGGTCGGCGCTTTGCTTCCATGGCGGACCTCAAGGTAGCCGACATGAATCAGGAGGCTCCGGTCGGCACCACGCTCGCGATCATGGAGCGGGCGATGAAAGTGCAGTCTGCGATTCAAGCGCGGATTCACGCGAGTCTCAAGCAGGAGTACAAAATTCTTTCCACTATCGTTCGCGACTATACCGATCCCGATTATCCATACGAGACGGACGAGGGAGAAGGAATCAAGGTAGAGGATTTCGACGACCGGATAGATGTGGTTCCGGTATCGGACCCGAACGCTTCTTCGATGGCACAACGGATCATGCAGTATCAGGCCGCCCTGCAGTTGGCCGCACAGGCTCCGAATCTCTACGATATGCCGCTTCTGCATAGGCAGATGATGGAATTGATCGGTATTCCGAATGCCGACAAGGTGGTTCCGGACAAGGATGAGGTGCCTCCGAAAGATCCAGTTAGCGAGAATCAGGATATGCTCACGCAGGCACCCGTTAAAGCTTTCGAGTATCAGGATCACGATGCCCATATGCGTGTTCACATGGTTCTCAAGAATGATCCGCAGATGGCACAGGAGGTACAGAACAGTCCGGCGGGAGGCGCGATATCGGGTGCGATGGACGCTCATATCCGTGAACATCTCGCATTCGTATTCCGCAGGCAGGTGGAGGAAGAGCTTGGAGTGCCGCTACCGCCAGTGGGCGAGAAGCTTCCGGAGAATGCCGAAAGAAGGCTCAGCACTCTTGTTGCCGATGCCGCCGATCAGATGATGGGCAAGAAGCAACAGCAGGCCGCCGCCCAGAAGCAGGCTGAGCAACAGCAAGATCCGATCATTCAACAGCGCGAACGTGAACTGTCGATTCAGGAAATGGACGCGCAGAGAAAACAGCAGGCCGATCAGGCCAAGCAACAGGTCGATTCTGCCAAGCAACAGCTTGAACAGCAGAAGCTCGCGGCGAGCCAGCAACAGGATGCGGCGAAACTTGAATTGGAGCGCGAGAAGCTTGCGAGCAAGGAGCGTATGGATGCCGCTGAGTTGATGCTGGATGAGCAGGAATTGATGATCAAGGCCCAGAAGGCCCAGATAGATCAGCAGAAGTTCGATGTAGATGTGGAAAAGGAAGGATTCAAGCTTGGTCGTGATCTGGGCAAGGAGACGGAAGAGAGGGAGGAGAAGAAGGATGAATGAGGATGTCTTGTCCTTGCTAAAAAAGAAGATTCGTGATCATATGAACGAGTTGGCCGACCATCTGGCAGTAGGGTCCGCACAGGATATCGAAGAATATCGCAAGGTCTGCGGAACCATCGAAGGTTTGGCGTGGGTAGAACGTGAAGTTATTGATATAGAGGATAGATTCAAGGAACTTTAGTAGGCACCGCTCGCCTAGAGCGCACATTTCAACGAGAGGTCGCAATGGCTACGCTCGCAAAAGAAGTGATGGAACAGATGGCGATTCCCGAGAAGCCCGATAAGGAATCCCCTCAATACGCATCGCAGTTACCGCAGCCGAAAGGCTACAAACTTCTGATTGCACTCCCTGAAGTCGAGGAAGCCACCGAAGGTGGCATCATCAAATCGGTAAAATCCCAGCACGAGGAGTCGATTGCGACTGTCGTGGGGTGGGTAATGGAGATGGGGCCTGATTCTTACATGAATTATGCCCGGTTTCCCAATGGACCGTACTGTCAGGTAGGCGATTGGGTTGTTTTTCGCGCTTTTTCCGGCACCAGACTCAAGATTCACGGCAGAGAGTTCCGTTTGATCAACGATGATACTGTAGAGGCGGTCGTAGAAGACCCCAGAGGGGTGGAGAGAGCCTAAAATGAGCGAGGAAACCGGAAGAATGAGCGAGGAAGACAAGTTTTTTGGTGTAAAAACCACTATTGAGAAGCCTTTGGAGGCGGATTCGCCCTCCGGGGCGGAGGAAATCGACGTTCAAGTCGTAGATGACCGTCCGGAAGAGGATCAGAGGTCTCCTGCCGCCGAAAGAGCCGACGATGACGGCTCCGCGAGCGACGAAGAGCTTTCACAACTGGGATCTCGTGCCCAAAAGCGCATAAAAAAGCTGAAATGGGAGTATCACGAGGAAAGAAGGGCCAAAGAAGCCTCATCCAGGCTTGCAGACGAGGCTATCAACTATACACAGGGCCTGCAAGTCGAAAATCAGCGTCTTGTACAGCTTGTTCAGGACTCTCAGTCCGCTTTGACGGAGCAGGCGAAGGGTCGGGCGGTTGCCGCGCTTGCCGTTGCCCAGGAAAACTTCAAACAGGCGCACGACTCCGGTGATTCCGATCAAATTGCCAAAGCGCAGCAGGATTTGACGAATGCACAGCTTGCCCAAGCGTATGCGCCGTCCGTTTCGCAGAAAATCATAGATAATTGGAAGCGGGACGTGCTTGCACAGCAAAATCAGATGGAAACGGAGGCTGCCCAGCAACAGCAACAATATATGCCGCCTCCTGTCCCAGAACCCGACGCAAGGGCCGTGGTATGGCAAGAATCGAACCCTTGGTTCGGCACGGACACGGAAATGACGAGTTTTGCGTATGGTGTACATGAAAGATTGGTTAAAGAAGAGGGTATTGACCCAGACACTGACAGGTATTATGAATTGATCGACCAACGTATGAAATCAGTTTTTCCTACGCACTTCGGTAGCAACACGACGCAATCAGGTGGACCCGTTGTTGTTGAGACTGCATCTCGCCGCAGGGCGAACCCCGTGGTCGCGCCAGCGTCCAGAAACAATGGCGTGACATCGCAAAAAGTTGTACTGACACAGACTCAGGTCAGACTCGCGAAACGCCTGGGTCTCACGTTGCCACAGTATGCAGCACAGCTTATGAAGGAGGGCAACTGATGGCTGAGAAACGCGCTCCACGGAAACCTCGGAGTGTCGAGACCCGCGAAAGCGAAGATCGCGACAAATCCTGGGAACCCGCTTCAATTCTTCCCGATCCCGAGCCTCAGGATGGCTGGATTTTTCGGTGGGTACGAACGGCTATGATAGGACATATGGATAACACGAACGTGTCGAAACGCTTTCGTGAAGGATGGGAGCCTGTAAAAGCCGAAGATCATCCGGAAATGCAGATTATGAGTGATCATAACTCGGAATGGGGTCAGAAGGGTGGAATAGAGGTCGGTGGTTTATTGCTCTGCAAGGCACCAAAGGAAGCGGTAGAGTCAAGGCAGGAGTATTACGCCAAGCACGCCGCTTCACAGATGCAAGCCGTCGATAATGCTTATATGCGTGAGAACGATCCTCGGATGCCTGTTCTCGCGCCTGACCGTAAAACCCGCGTGACATTTGGCGGCGGAAGCCGCTAGATGCCAAGCGACTGACAATCAGAGGTTATTATGGCTACAACAGCAGCACCGTATGGGGCCAGACCGATTGGTACGTTGAGTGCCTCCGGTTCGTTTACCGGAAAGGTGAGACATCTACCGATCATTACGACGTATGGCACCCAGATTTCAAACGGTGATTTTTGCAAAGTTGCGGCTGACGGTACCATTGCGAAGGATACTGGTACTACGGCCACGACTGCGGTCGGGATCTTCTTGGGTTGCTCGTATACGGACCCGACGACGAGCCAAAAGACGTTTTCGCAATATTGGCCCGCATCGAATGCGGCTACTGACGCGATGGCTTATGTCTTGGATGATCCCTTCGTCGTGTTTCAAATGCAGGCTGACGAGGCAATGAATACTACGGATCGCGGATTGAATGCGTCCGTAGTCGTGACGGCTGGAAGCAGCACCATCGGCAAGTCGAAGAATGCGCTTGATGGCAGCACTCCGGCTACAACGAACACGTTGCCTCTTCGTATCCTTGATTTTGTCGATGGACCGACAAGCCTGCCGCCGAAGGGTACTACGGCAAGTGATGCGTATCCTGACGTTATCGTGAAGTTCAACGCTGCTTCTAGCGGGTCGGCTTCGAATCATTCCTATTTGAACGCTACTGGCGTATAGGAGAACTGACCAATGGCTATTAGTCGCGCACAACTACTCAAGGAACTGCTTCCTGGGCTCAACGCGCTCTTTGGATTGGAGTATGGTCGTTATGATGACGAGCATGGCGAGATCTATGAGACGGAGAGTTCGGATCGGTCCTTCGAGGAGGAAGTGAAGCTTTCGGGCTTCGATGCCGCCCCGGTGAAGGATGAGGGATCGGCAATTTCGTACGATGCTGCACAAGAGTCGTTCGTGGCGCGGTACAACCACGAGACAATCGCCATGGGCTTCGCCATTACGGAAGAAGCCATGGAGGATAATCTTTACGATTCCTTGTCGGCTCGTTATACCAAGGCTTTGGCTCGCGCCATGGCCCACACCAAGCAGGTGAAAGCTGTATTCCCGCTTAACAACGGGTTCACCAACGCTTACCAAAGCGGCGACGGTGTTAACCTTTTCACGGCATCCAGTGATGGTGTAACTGGTGGTGACGGTCACCCACTCGTTTCGGGTGGTAAGAACTCCAACCGCCCGGCTACCGCTGTTGACTTCAATGAGACTTCTCTTGAGGCTGCCGTTATTCAGATTGGCAAATGGACGGATGAGCGTGGTCTATTGATTGCTGCTCGTCCCCAGAAGCTCGTCATCCCGCCCGATTTGCAGTTCGTGGCGACACGGGTGATGAAATCTGAACTTCGTCCCGCCACTGCGGACAATGACATCAATGCCGTAAGAAGCATGGGTGTGGTTCCGGGGGGCACGGTCGTTAACCACTTCCTGACGGATACGGATGCGTGGTTCCTTTTGACCGACGTTCCTGATGGGATGAAGCACTTCAATCGTGTGGCACTGGAAACGAGCATGGACGGTGATTTCGATACCGGAAACGTTCGCTACAAGGCTCGCGAGCGGTACAGCTTCGGCGTATCCGATCCCTTGGGGATCTGGGGTTCGCCCGGAGCATAGGATAGATGAAGGGCGGGTGCGATCAAGTTGTCAACTTACACGCAGTTGACGATAACCCAAGGTGCTCATCGTTTGATCGTGCCCGCCCTGAATCTCGTTCTGGGATATAAAGACGCAAAAAGCCAACTCGTTTTTGCGGTGAAATAGTGCCGCCGAGAGGTTCGCGTTAGTTAGATTGGCTCATTAAGTTGGGTGAGTCCTGACAGTGGGGTGACGCGGCCAGAGTACAATAGTAAGGGTGGGAGAGGAAGCAATCTTTTGTGAAACTGTGGGCCGACTCCCGAGTTTTGTGATTGATTGCTTTCTCCCCTCCTATTTTTTCCTGACTGTCGAGTAATCGGCAGACACTAGCCAAGACAGGAGAAGATCATGGCTAATACGACTTTTACAGGACCAGTCAGATCCGAAGACGGATTTGACGTAGTATCGAAAAGCTCGACAACGGGCGCATTCACAACGGAATTCAGCCTAGACGGATCGGGGTTGCAGGTTACCCCCATTACGTTCAGCGATGCAGACACCACCCTGACTGCCACTGCTAATGCTGGCAGGGTCAATGTTGTTCCGGCGATCACCGGAAACCGGACACTTACCCTTCCGTCGCCTACGGCGGGGGTGTGGTTCAAGTTCATATACGGTGGTGCGGCAGAAGAGGCGGAGAACCTGATCTTTGATACGGGTTCCGACACCAATTACTTCATTGGTGGTGTTATCCATTTGGATTCCAACGCAGATAATGTTTCCGTGTATGCCGATGGTAATTCAAACTCTATACTAACCCTGACGGATTTTGGTTTGTTTGAAATCAATATTCTAGCGAAAGATTCAACAAATTGGATTATTTGGGGTCATCAGGAAGGTGCAGATGTACCTGCCTTTTCCGATCAGTAAGAGATGATTAGTTAAACTGAGATAGGGCCACCCATCTTTGGGTGGGTGGTCGTATCTCCTATTGCGAGCGGGGCTAGAAGTCCTGTCCTCGCGGGGAGAACCAGAAGATGGCTGATGCAGTAACGTCTCAAACTATCCAAGACGGCGACCGCATCGCCGTTATGAAATTCACCAATATCTCCGATGGTAGTGGTGAAGCCGCAGTTACGAAGGTCGATGTATCCGCACTTCGGGCAGAATCCGGCACAGAAAAAGCTTGCGATGGCGTGACCATCCAGCAGATGTGGTATGATTGTTCCGGTATGACCGTAGATATTTTATGGGACGCCAGCACTGATGTTATCTGCTGGACGCTCAGTGGCTACGGATTCTACGATTTCCGCCAAGCTGGACCCCTTACAAATAATGCGTCTAGCCCAACTGGGGATGTAAATTTCACCACTACAGGCCACTCAAGCGGTGATCGTTATACCGTTATGATGGCAATGAGGAAGAGCTACTGATGCCTGATAAGCCGACTGCCAAGGTTCCCGAATACAATGAAGTCGCACGAAAAAAGGCGGACAGTGATCACAATTGGGGTTACTACAGCAGACTTGTTGAAAACTATCCCGGCTATGAGGAAGAAGTCGGTCATACGAGTCACATTGCTAAAGAATATCCTAACTGGAAGGCGTTTTAATTATGCCGTTCAAGAGTGAGAA